TTGTTCCATTTCGTATCAGTCTGGTAACGAAGTCGTTTGTAGTTGGCTGTATTCCATTGAGTGATACGATCTACTGTGGCGAGTTCGTAGTCAGGGAATTCGTTCTTAAGAACCCATGCAGTTGGTAGTTGATATGTGTTACCATATAACCACGCCAACCAAATACGTTCTTCGTCATTATGTTCATAACGTTTGTGTAGATAGTTCGTAGCCCAAACCGCTGGGTCACAGTCATCGTATTTTAATGACCATGCATACCAGCGGATAAAGGCTTCTCTTCTGTTTTCTTGTTTACGATAATCCATTTAGTTTCTTAACAATTTGTTCCTTGAATGGGTCAGCAAAGAAGATGTTAATCTTACTCTTGACACCAACTTCAAGTGTTTGGCGTAACTTAGCTAATACCGATGGCGCATCATTCAAATAACCAGAAAGGGTTTTGAAGTGAATGATAATGTTTGCTTCATTGATACCATTGTCAGAATAATTCTGAGCAGCATAGGCAATAGCACCGCCGATACCACCGTTGTTCACACCATCCAAAGACTGGAAGATTGAAGGGTGTTCGTTGAAGTTCTTAGACTGATACCATAGCGTAGAAAGGCGACTTGTAGTGTAATCAATAAAGTTTTTGGTAGACTGCTCGCGAGCCATGGTTTCTTTATCGAGTTTCGCTAGATCGTCACACTTACGAGCAACATCGCTGTTCTTCCACATACCAGCAACACGAGTATTCTTACCACCCAAGACATCTTTAGCGATCTCCTTGAACATTGGAGAATCAATCTTATAACGTGGATATTCTTTATGAAGATCGCGAATACGCATGATCAAGTCGTCGAGGTTGTTACCCGTGCGTTCTGATTCAACGTGGTTCATCAAGTTACCAAAGTAATTGATATTGAATGGTTTGTCTTTGAACAATTCATAATCAACTTTGATTACAGGGTATGTATCCCAGTCAGCTAGGTGAGCAGCATTTACACGGTGATTCCCGTCGACCAACAAGATAATCTTACCGTCTTTAACAGCAACGATAACTGGGGTGATATTCTTACGAGCAATTCCTGGGTTACGAAATGCTTCTGTCAGGTCAACCAACTTCTTTTGGTTAATCTTAAATGCACGGGCTTGGTTGTGATCAATAATATACAACGTGTGCACTGAAACTTCTTCAACAGGATACTCTTTAGTGCCGCCAGTCTTCCAGATGTCGATAGATTCTTTAACCTTCGTCCATAAACTAACGAGTTCTTTTGAATCTGAACTAGAAGTCTTCTGTGGCCAAACGCTTTTCTCAACCCACTTCGTAATCTTCTTTTCTAGTGCGCTCTTGGGACGATATGTACGGACAACACCTGGTCCGCCACCATTAGATTTGTTGAAGAATTTGTCGTTATTGACTGCGTCGAACTTGCTCAGGAAAAAGTATTCCATATTGTACATCTCACTCTTTGTTCCAGTGGCGAGAATAATACGTTCAACCTTATCGTTATTGACAGCCTCAGTCAGATGAGGGTTACGGGAAGAAGAGTAATAGTTGTGCTCGAAAATATCACCATGATGTACGCCAATGTACTTCTCATGTGTCTCGGTTTGGGTAATTCCGTACAATACCCAGCTTTGAGATTCAATAGCGTTGCTCATAATAAATCCTTTTCAAGTTATAGATATATTATACTATATTCTTGAATAAAAGTAAATACCCTCAAAACCCTTCTAGAGTCAGGGTCTGTTGATTAGTTGCAAGATCAAATATCTCTACACACCCACCTTTTCCCTTTTTATGGATGGCATTATTAATCATTTGGTCTGTATAATCGTAGTCACACTCAGAGAAGGTAGTGCCATCAATTCTGAAAATACTTAACTGGCATCCAGACTTTTGTTTACCCCAGAACTTGAAACCAATCTTTTCATAGAAGCCAACGGATTCAGGTTCTGACGATACGCGAAAGTACACTGCGTGTTTACTTTTAACATAAAGCAGAGATGCTACACATAACGCTTTGGCTGCTCCTTGACCTCTATGTTTAGCAAAGGTATGAAGCAGTTGGAGGTTAGCAACGAACGGTCTACGTTTAGAAATAGTGGTAATAATGGCAGCCATCAGTTCACCTTCTTCGTTGAAGGCACCTATGCAGTCATCCCACTGTTCCTGCATATCTGCTTTGGCTACGAAAGTCTTAGCAAACTTGTCAGCCTTATCATCGGAGATGGCTTTGATGAATTCATCACGTGAACATTTATTCAACTTCAACGTATGTTCTCTCTTTCTTACCACGTGTCTCGGGGTGCTTGGTTTTCTCCCAACCAATAAACTGAGCCAAGTCCCATTGCATTGGAGGGAACTTATAATTGTTCTCAGAGATTAGTTCGTTGACGTTTGGACCATCATTCAACGCTGCGTCTAGAAAATCCTGAACGAAACGGAAGCATGATTCAAGTTCAGTACGGTCAAGTGTACCACGGAACAAACGGAACTCTACTGTATCAATATGCTTTAGCGCATACATGTTAATAGCGAAACGGAATGGGCGACCCATTGATACACCATCTTTACCTGCAGCGTGCATCTTGATAAACGAATCAAAGTCAGTAGCTAGGTTGATAATGTTATCGCTCATGTAGTCAGGCATCGGACGACCGCCATCAAACTTGAGATACATCTTCGAACCTTTGGCACCCTTCATCTGGTTATGATCAAAGAATCCGTAGACGTGATCAATGGTGGCAGCTTGGTTATCTTTAATGTACTTGGTCAACTTCTTAAGAGCATTGATATCATCACGAAGACCTGGTACTCGACAGTGAATGTGAGTATGAGCAGTTACGCCAACAGTTGGATCATGCCCTTGCTCGTTGAATAACTCTTTCAATTCAAAGTAACGATCGACTTGTTCTTGCCATGTGCGTGTTGGCTTGGTATTAATCTCGCCGCCGAACGGAGGTTCAACACCTAGTGGATCAGCACAAACGTTAGCATAAGGTGCACGTAAGTTAATAATATCACGCTCAGAGTATTCCCATGAGCCAAGCTGTTCCGGAATTGAAAAAGAGCGGGGAACATCACCCCACTCTATTTCCATACCATATGTAAAATTACTTTTGTTGTACATTCTGTAGATCCTTGTTTCCTGTTTTAACAAGTTGCATTTTCATAGTTAAGGCAGAGTCAAACGTAATATATGTATCCATTGGAATTTCCATATTTGGAAAATATAAATTAGCACGAGTGGCAATATCTGCAGTAGAAGTAATTATACTACCATTCGACAAAGTAGTCAAATATAATGGACGCTTACCGTTGCGATAAACAGTCAACTCTTTTGGGGAAGATGTAAGCGTACAAACTGCCATAGACATATTACTGAACTCACCTAGAGGATCGTTTGAGTGTAGCACTAACTCAGAATCATTCTTAGTAGAACAATCATAACCATACAATTGTTTCCAGTGATCGGGAAGCTCTTGCGTTATAACACCATTGTGAACGATTGATTTATCTGAAGTAGCCATAGGTTGGTTGTACTCCAAATCAGAAGTTGAATAACGACAGTGACCAATTAGGTATAAGTTACCATCCTTGTTAATGAATTCTTTGAAGTTATCATTATGCATATGCTTTTCAACGAACTGATCGGCTGGGATAGCTTCCTTAATTGTAACAATATCATCAGTCCATTTAGGCAAGAATGACATACCTGTTGCATGCATCCCACGAATCTTAGACTCGACGAACACACGCTTTAGGGCTTCAAAATCCTTCAGAGAAGGATTCTTAATAACTGCTCCAATTACGGCACACATTATGCGAAGAACCCTTCTAATGAACCTGCGTTAGCTTTAGGGTGCATCTTGTACAGTTCATCGCGACCTAGTTTCAAGGCGCAGAAATCATACCACTCTTTCTGTTCCCACATACCTTCGCTAACACCATTCCAAAGAGGACGCCACATTGGATGTTCTTTATTCAAACGACGAGACTCAACATAATCAAAGCGAGCCTGTTCATATTCATAAGAACCAAGTTCCATCATCTTCTCACGGAAGTAACATACCAGTGAAATACGCTCGGCTTCGTCATCTCCCAAAACGATTGGAGTATTGCCGTGCATAACTTCATGGTTGTTAATCAACAGCAAGTCTCCTGGACGAACGTTAACAGCAATCCGATATTCTGGAGCAATTAAATAACCACCAGTGTAGTTACCGTTGTTCGACAACACCAGCAAGTTAGATAACCCAGTGTCCAAATCACCTGCATCATAGTGAGCAGCTGTACGGAAAGTCTTGTTAACTGTTACCGTAGTGAATGGAGTTCCTGGAACCAAGAAACGTTTGTCTAGCTTTTCAGCAGCTTTCATTTGGTTACCATAGCGCCATGGCAGTAGATCTTTGAAACCTTTAGCAAGCGTTTGTAGGAATGGGAATGCCATTGCAAACTTATCTGGGTTGTTCTTAGTATAAGCAGTTGCACGACCATACGGAATACGAGGGTAACGATCAAACCAACCAGCGATACCAGAGTTAACAGTATTTGCGTAAGTTGTGTCAGAGATAAGTTCTTTAGCAACCCACTTAGCTGATTCGATCTGTTCTTCGATCGAAGAACTCTTCATCTTTTCAAGCCATTCGTCAAACACAAAGTTAGCTGCCTTGACTTTTTCTAAGCGCCAAACAATACCACGAGTTGATTCTTGAACTTTAGTTTGAACACGAATTTCTTCAATTGGATCTTCACCTGTCAAGTTAGCTGCTGGGTTTGAGTAATAGTCAACAACTGCTTCTTGGAATGGAGTTACCCATTCACGGTTCTGGAGTTTACCAGAACGTGGGCCAGCAGCTAGACCTCTGTTCTGAGATTCAACTGCAGCTTCGCGTAAACCTTGATATGCGGCATCTTGTTCTTCTTTACTGAAGTAGTTCTTACGGAACTTGAAGATAATCTTTCTTTCGTTTGTTCCTTTATCGCAACTATCACATTCGCTAGTACAATCAGCTTGAGCGCCTAGATCGCATCCAGCAGGAGCATAAACATCACAATCTTCTTCAATCAATACGTCGTAGTTGTTTTCATCAACAAACTGCCCGAGTAAATGTTTACAATCATACTTTTGGTTTGCTACAATAACCTTAACCATAATATATCTCCTTAAAATTTAAATCCGCTAAAATCACCTGTCTTTTGCATACGATTACCAAAATCACTCTTATCGAAAATTGGTTTATCATCTTTCATATGCCCGTTATCAGACAACCCTTCTTGCGCAGATGCTTCAACATCATATAACTTCATTTTGCTTTTATCAATACCAACAACAAATCGTTTGTAGAAGTTTGGGTCACTATAACGATTCTTTAATTGTTTAACAATAATCTGATTCAAGTTCTCAAGTTCTTCACTTGAAACCAACGCAAACATAAAGTCAGCTGTAGCAGGCAAACCAAACGATTCAGACGTATCTTCAAGTCCTGGGTCAGAATTACCATATCCTGAACGAGTTGTTTGTGTGGCCGAAACGATAGGTACATTATATTCAACAGCTAAACCACGAAGCTCTTCTGCGATTGCCTTTACGAAAGTGTAAGAGTTTACATTTCCGCCAGCTTTCATCCTCTGAGAGGAACAAATATTTAGATAATCAATAAAGATGATATCTGGAACAAACTCACGTTTCAGTTTAAGTTCTTCAAGCAACGCACGAAAGTGACCAGCATGCGCTGATGCGGTTGGGTATTCTTTAACAATAAGTTTACCTTGCGTCTTTTTGCGCAGCTTATCAATACGACTTTCAAAGATATCTTTGTCGATAACCTTTAACTCATCCATTGTTAAGTTTAACAAGTTTGCATCAACACGTTCAGCGATACGTTCTTCTGACATTTCCATTGTAATATATAAAGCGTTATTGCCAGCTTGTAAAGCACCTGCAGCAACGTGACACATAAACAACGACTTACCAACACCAGTACCAGCCAAAGCAATGTTAAGAGTCTTACGGCTCAATCCACCTTTGGTGATTTTGTTAAACATTTCCAAGTTGAAAGGAATCTTCTCCTCGACACGGTGGTAGAACTCGTATCGTTCGGCGAAGTCGTCAAGGTAGTCATGGCCAACGTGACTATCAAAAGACACGGCAAGAGCATCAGATAACAAATGAGGAATAGCATCTTGTGTATGTTGAGGGTCTTTGCCCTCAAAGATTTTAATTGATGACATGATCGCCAGATACACTGCGCGATCCTTACAAAACTTCTCAGTACTTTCAAGCAACCAGTCTTCGTTGACTGGTGTTCTTACCAAAGTCTTAATGTAATCGCCAACATCACCCATTTCTTTATCGGTAACGCCAGCTGCGTTGCTAACTTCAATAGCTAGAATCTCAGGAGTTAGTGCTTTGTTGTACTTTGTAAAGAAGTCAATAATCTCTTTAATAATGACCGACTCTTTACGATCTCCAAAATACTCACGCTTTAAAAATGGAATAACTTTACGGCAATAGTGTTCATCATGAATAAGGTTAGTTAGAATCTGTTGTTCAATTCTCATCAATTCCGCCTGTA